TGTTTTTTCTGTACTCTGGGTCGTTGTGGGCTTTGCTCATAGTGCTAGCGCCCTCGCAGGCTCGGTTGCTTGCGGTTGAGTGTGGTTGTGTTTCATGTCGGGCTCGTCTCGGTTTGTTTTGTTTTGTATTTAATGTTAGTTCGTTGTGTGATTAAACCTAGTGCGATAACCCCCCGTGCGTTGCCTACAGTCGCACTCCCTATTTCTTTACGTTGCCTGATGCCGTGTTACCACGCGCATCATCTACCCACGCTTTCCGTGTGTTACCCGTCAGCGTTGCACTGCTGCAGGTCATGCCCGTAATAGTTTTCGGTATGTTATCGGTATGTTAATTACTGTCCTGTAATGACTCAATCACTTGCGATGCTTCGCGTTTATCTAATGCTTCGATGCTTGAGTATTGGGTGCCGAGCACGTTGTTTATGTATGGCATTAGTTCTGTTGTGCCTATTTTCTTTTCAAAGGCTCGCGCTCGTATCATTCCGCGCTGCTTAGGTGACGCATATTGTTTTGTGTCTGTTGTGTCCCCAAATGGTTGTTCTAGGTCCTCTCGAATGGGCGTGATGTCTGCGACTGATGCTGGCTGTCTTGCTTGAACTTCGTTCCGTGACGCGATGCTTTTACCGATTCCCATTCCGAGAAACCCGAGCGCACGACCGAGACAACTGGTGCTGGCGTTCATCATCTCTGAGCCTTTTGTGTATGGCGTTCGTCCTGGTATCGGCTCCCAGCAGTAGGCAACTGTTGGCATTAGGTCTGTGCAGTCTCTCCAGACTGTGCAGCTGATCTCGACGTATTGCTGATTGTCTACAGTCACGATTATTGGCTTTGTTTCTTGTATGCGTAAATCTGGAAACTTTTTAAGAGCCTCAGCTAATCGGGTCGGCACGTCTACATAATCGCCCAAGTTATATGCGTTCATGACAGAGACTTCACAAATGCGTCAAGTAATTTGCTGTAGTCCTTCAAATCTTGCGCAAGTGTTTTAATGTGTTCTCTTAACACTTCGTTTTCTTTCCGCGCTATGACTAACTCGCTTATTAAGTAATCGTTAGTGTGTCTTGCTTCGTCAAAGTCAATCATGAGTTAAACCAATTTTCCCATATGTTCGCTGGGTGCAAACCAATTTTGCACGCGTATTTGTCGGCGTTGTAGGCGCTTATCCATGCTCGACTAGGCGTATTGCGCCATCGGCAGATTGTGGTTCTGCTTACTCCAAATATCTCGCCTAATGATGTAGCGCTTTCGTTGCGCCCGTATTTGTTTAACAATAATTCCGCGCTAAATGTTTTCATTATTCTCCCTCGGTTATGTATTTAACTAATGCTTTGAGTTCTGTTATCTGGTCTAGTAGTTCTTTGTTCTCTGCTTTGAGTGCGTCGCGTTCTCTTGCGACTTTCATTCCGTGCTCTGCAGAGTCTCGGAGCTGCTCTCGACTGCCGTAGTGCGGGTCGTAACTGCGTCTCATATTAAGCACCAAACTCGTATTGGTGACATATGGCGACGTTTAGACGGTACATAATCCCCGGTCGGCATTATTAAATGTTCTTTGTGTAGTTTCGACATGACTGCACCGAGCGCTCTGTTGTCATGCGCTTCAATACTTTTGTGAGTTTCCAACCAATTCCACACGTCTTCACTTGTGAAGCGTTCGCGCATGCGTCCAACGTTAATTACTGCTGATCGTGCGCAGTCTTTGAATGTGTCGCTTGTATTAGTTGCTATCTGGGCGATTGCTTCGTCGCGTTCTCGGATTGCGTCAAATAATGTTTTCTGATTAGTTTCCACGCGTTACCAGCAATTCGAATCGGCGTACCTCGGACTCCAGGTCTTTTATTCGTGTTTCAAGTTCGCTGATAATGCCCATGAGATATCGCACTTCAATCTCTAATACATGTTTTGGTGTTTCGGGCATTTTGCTAATCTGCTCGCCAATCAATCTGAACTCTTGCATGCGCCTGAGCGTCTCTTGGTGTTCTCTTTCCATTTGCATATTGAATGTTTCGTCGTATTCGTTCTCGGTCATTTCTTTCTCTTTTCTGTTTGGTTAATTTAATCTAAAAATATCATGCAAACTATTCTTAACGTAAGCATGTAGCAAAGTATGAACCAAGCCAAGTTTTGCAGCGTTCTTATTTGCATGACTTCGTGCTATGGCATGTATCCCAAGCCGACCAGCCGACTCGAATATAAATCAGTCGTGCAGCTTGCAAATTCGTTAATGGGTCTAGTAATGGCTCTTGGGTGCATATTTTCATTTGTTTACAAATTAGACCGTCGTACTGTGCGTGGTCGGTTTTCCAGTGGACTCCATTGATCATCGTGAGTCCGCTATCTGACAAGTGCGTAGTCTCTGCAAAGCCGTTAGGCGTGCAATCTGGTAATACTTTCTGTCCTCCGATGCGTCGTGGGCAGCACCCAGATTCTCGAAGCACTATTTTGGTAAGCGTTATTAGCTGCTCAGGTTGCCAGCCAGCTTGGAGCGCTACCGCTGGGAGCCATGAACAGTCGCCATGCTTGTATACGGTCGCTGGAAGCGTTGTCGTCGTCGTAGACGGGACATAACGGTAAATGTCCGCCATGACCTGCCCGAAGCCACCAAGAGCCTCGTAGGGCTTCTCTGTTGGCGTGGTGCTTGCCATGTCTGGTCTTGGTTGTGGCACTTGGTAAGCGCCTAAGCCAATTGCAGATAACGAAAACGCAATAATCAGTTTAATGGTTAGGTGCATGAGTGCCCTCGACTTTCTCGGTCAAGAACCACACTACACGGGTTTTATAGTCACCTGTGGAATTAGCCCAAAGACCCTATTCCAAGCCTGTTGAGCGAGTTCTGGACTGTGCGCGATAACAGAGTTCACCTCGACATGCCACCAATCGCCTTCCTCGCATGTAAACGCTTTCCATGTAGCACGATCACAACGCCACGATCTCTTCATCGCATAATCAATTACAAGCTCTATACCTAGCGTGTCCGCGTGTTCTAAACATTTGTTCATAAACGCAAGCGATATTTTGCGTCCGTCTTGTCGTCCGCGATTCTTTTCAGATTGCCAACGATAAGACAAGTCAACTGCTAAGCCTTTTGCATGATTAGAAACAACTCCAGGCTTACCGCGTACATCTCGCAGGACCCAGCTGCCGTTATTCCAGAGCGACTTATTGGAATGAAACACTGCGCGCGTTAACCATGCGTCCATTCCTTGCAGTGGTTTGGCTACTACTGGAGCAGCGTTAACTGTGTAGGGCTTCACTTCTCATCTGGGATAAACATGCACGCTAGGTCTGGGTCGCCGATTTTGGTTGATACCCACGCCAAGAATGAAGCTGCGACTGGCACGATTAATCCGATTAGCACTGGGTCAACATTGTTTCGAGATAGTGCATAGATCATGATGCCGAGCAAACCGCCTTTAGTTGTTTGGTCGCCTATTTGTCGTTTGGCTTTGTTGATGTTTTTCGATGTCAAGACAAAATTTCTAATAGTTCGTCGTTAGTGATTCCGAGCCTGTCAAGAATTATTTGGCGTTTTTCTGTTTTAATTTTGTCTGCTTTTGCTTTTGCTGTGGCTTCTTTTTTTGCTGTTGCTTGATCTGCTTCAAGTTCTGCTATTTCTGTTTCGTTGTAGTCGCGTGTAATAATTTCGCCTGTTATCACATTGTGTATAGTTTTTTGAAAAGTCATAAAGTCCTTAACTGTTTGCGTATCCAAAAACTTTTACTGTGCCGCCCGTAAAACTTACCGCGTTTGTATTGCTAAAAGTAATGTCGGTAAAACTTGAACTAGATGTCTCAATGCCGAAAACAATAGCAAATTCGCTATTAGTTTGAGTAGAACCGCCAACCGTTGTAGGCGCTGATAAAAACGGTGAATTTATGTTTATGTATCCACCATCAGTTGTGTAGCCAGCGTCAAGGTTAATAAAATTACCCGAAGACGCCGAACTATCAACAGTAAGGGTTGTACCAAGATGAGCAATATACTGTAAATTAAAAGCGTGAGCCGTACCGCTACCTAAACGCAAACGAAATTTACCCGGAATAGCGCCTTTAGTTATGTTGCTTAGTTGTAAAATGTAATTGTCATAAGTTGCGCTAAAACAATTAGAAATAGTAAAACTAGTACCAGACGCGTTAGTGCTACTAATAAAAGTCAATCCGCTAGCAGCTGCTGGAGCTGGTCCTAAAGTCGCCCAAGCTGCACCGTCATAATACTGGACTACGTTTGTGGATTCGAGATAACAAAGCTGACCTTCAGCAAGCGTTTTTTCGCCTGCACCGCCAAAACCTGCGTCGCGGGTCACTGTTGTAGCAAACACTGGCACGCCTGTTCCAGCACTTTGGTTTAATCGCTCACCGCCGAGAACTTCCCCGTCAACAAATGTCGGTACCGTTGTCTGTGTATTTGCCATAATTCTCCTTAGATTAGCCTAAAACATTGTCTGCGCCGAGTATCCCGTATATCGGGTCCCCGATCACGAATTGGTAGACGACCGTTGTAGGGCTCGTCCAGTAGGTGACTGAGTGCCCTCTGTTTACGTCTATGCGATGTTCGATGCCTTCAATGGCTAACTCTTGAGCTAATTCTGTTGTGGAGCTGCCAGACGTTATAAACGTTTTTTCTACCGTGATCGTCGTGCCTATGTCGACTGTGGCGAGCAAGTCTCGTTGAGCTTCGGTCAACATAAAAAACTCTGTTTGTACTGACGTATATCGCGCACTCGGCTGGGGTATTAGTAGATACTCGGCAAGCGTCAAAGCTGCAGCGTTGTTATGTAGCAGACTATTTGTGATCGATTCGGTCTGAATAAAATAAATTGCTTGGCTTGCTAAATCCTCGGCGACTTGTGGACTTCCGTTAAGAATAGAAACACTTGCTCTATTCACGACTTGGTTCGCTTCAAAACTTATTCCTACTCCGTTGTATCTAAAATTTGTGCCGTCGTCGTGAAAATCTGCGACTGGAGCCGAAAGCGTATTTCCGATTCTTGGCTGGAATGTCAGATAGCCGTCGCGCGCCATAAAAAGCCTGCCTTGCTCCGCAACGTTAATTTGATTGCAATAGGCAAGCGCGTTAGTGCCGTTGCTTATTGTGAAAGCAGCTGCACCGCCAAGAGTTTGAGTTCCTGTCGTAATGTCTCGCTGAGCAACTGGAAACGATATTTCTGGTCTGTCCAGTACCGCGCTTAGTCGAGCGCTGGACAATTGTTCGCTTACATTGAACTCAGCTAGATCAGTTTGCGAAAGCAAATAAAAATCGTCCGCACAAAATACCGTAACTGTGTCAAAACCTCCGAGCGCAAAATTGTAGTCGTAATTTACAACACGCCCGATAAATAAATATTCTTTCATGTCGTACGCGTCGTAACGCGAAAGTCTGACTCGGCGCATAGGTGCGAGTCCTGGCTGATCGTTGGCAGTGTCAAAAAATGGACTGTCTTGATTCAGTGGATTAAATACCCCAGTCGTATCCAACATGGTGAAAGACAGTGAGCCAGCGCCAAACTGGTCGCCCATGTCGCGCCTACCGCGTCGACACGTCAAAGAATTAACGCCGTCTAAAACCTCTGCAAACTCTGTCGTGCCTCCAAGAACATAATCTGGATTGCCTAAAACTCCTCTAGTTGCCGAGCCCAAAGTAAACGCGTCAATTAAAAAACCTGTGTCTATTTCCAGCGAATAATTGCCAGAGTCAACTACTGCAACCCCTGGCATTAGATAGCTATCTGTAAATCAAGCGGACCCGATACACGCTGATAGGCAAGCAAACTGTTTACGACTGATTCGCCAATTTCCGCTGATGTCGCTAGTCCTCCAGTGACGTTAATTGTGATGTCGCCACGATTAGCAATGCGTTCAGCGATGCCACCAAAGAAGTTAGGTATCGCGCTAGGTCCTTGATTCGATCCGCCATTAGCACCGCCACCACTACCGCCACCGCCACCACCGCCACCACCGCCACCACCACTCGACACCGGAGTAACAACAGTTGGCATAGTTGGCATAGTAATTCCACCGATTGAACCTGTACCGCCTTCGCGAGCAAAGCCTGAACCTACTGCTGCAGGACTGCTATTGCCACCGATCGTCGGCAGATTAATAGTTGCTATTTGGTTAATGTCCGTGAATGGGCTTAATAAATTCATCGCTTTAATAATTAAATTAACTGCACTAATCCATTTGTTAGCAAAGTATTGAAAACCTGTCATTAGTCCATTGAGTACGCCGTTGACAATGTCTCGAAATATCTCAAATTTGTTATATGCGTAAACAATGCCGACCACTAGTGCAGCTACGCCTGCAGCGATCGCTGTAAATGGGTTTAATGCCATAGCAAAATTGACTGCCATAATCGCAGTCGAGATTGCTGTGATTGCTCCAGCGATAGCTAGAAACGCTTTCGGGTTATTTTGTGCCCAGTCGGCGAAACGTTGCAACACTGGTAGCACTGCTTGAACGACTGGGAGCAGTGCAGCGCCGATTGATTCTTGAGTTTCGCTAATGCTGTTTTTAAGTATTTTGAATTTGCCTGCAGCAGTGTTCGCTGATGCAGCTGCAGCGCCTGCAAAGTTGTCTGCAAGTACTGTCATGACCGTATCTAGTGTCGCGCCTTCTTTAATCATGGCTTTAATCTCTGGAGATAAAGCCTGGAGTCCTTTCATGTTTCCGCCGTAAGCCTTAGCGAGCGCGTCAGAAACTTCCGAAAGTGACTTATTTGTAGCTATTGACACGTCTTGCGCGATCGTTAACGCTTTAGTTGCCTCCTCGATGTCGCGTGTACCAAGTAACAACGACGCAAAAGCTGGACGAAGCTCACTATCGGCAGTACCCGTCGCTCGACTGAACGCCGAAATCATGTCCTCCGTGGCTTTAACTTGCGCGTCGGTTGCTCCGACTGTGTTAGTCATTGCGGTAGCAAGCAGAACTTGTTGCTGTTCGTCCTCGGCTGCTGCTTTAGCTGCAAGTCCTAGTGCGCCTGTTACCGCTGTAAGCGCTGCAGCTGCAGGTAGCGCTGCTTTCTGTAAAGCAAAGTGCGCTTTTTCGCCGTTAGTTTCTAACTGCTTAAATTGCTGTATTGCTTTGTCAATGCCTTTTCCGTCAAACTCCGCAATAATTGGGATAGATAGCATTTAGAGTTCTCTCTGTACTGTGCGCATCGCGTCCATGACCGCAGACTTTAGTTCTTTCTCTACGCCTCTACGCGCTTTATATACTGCAGGTCCGATAAGTCGAGTGCGTCCAGGACCTACAAAGCCAAGCGAGTTACTTAATCTGTTTGCGTTAGCGCGTCCAGCAGTCTCAAAGATCGCTGCAGCTGGGTCCTTTTGTTCAATCAAGATCACGCCTACCGCGTTGCGTCGAGTGTCAAAACGCATTTTCACTCCGTTAACTGCTTTGGAAACTGTAAACGGAAATAGTTTTCTATCGCGTTGAGTCCATTTATATTTCATGCCACTAAGCGGAAGCGCTGTATAAACATCTCTGCCAGCTTGAACTGCTGGCTGTGCAATTAGTGTCGCCTGAGCTTTAAAATCCTTTTGTAGTTGTGGGTCAATTTTGCGCAAACCGTTAATAGTGTCTTTAACTCCGACGACTGAAATAGTTGTACTGACCGACATTGTTACCTCTTACGACTATTTAATATCGTAATGACTGTTAGCAGGTCGCGAGTGTCAAATTCGATATGGGCTGGATACCACCCTGTAGCTACTAGAAGTTCTGCTAGTTGCCTTCGGTAAGTTCCAGCCCCGTAGGGTTTGGGTCTGTTTGGTCAACTGCTGTCACTTGCATATCTGGATTCTGTTCAAGCCATTCGCGCCAAGTTTTTGGAACTTTGTCGCCTGCAAGCTTTACCAAATTGTAAGCCCAGCAAACTAGATCGCTGTAGCCGATTCCTTTACCGTCCGAGACGCGCCTGTTTTCGGTTTTTTCCCATTCGCATATCACAAATAAATTAGTTGTTAGTTCGCGTTCAGTTTTGCCGTCCGCTAAATCTAATTTTAGTTTGACTTTCATTGTGTCCTGTTCTCGGTCAGGTATGACCGTCTAATTATGGGGTTATGTCTCGGTTCCAGTCTCCACCATTCGCCGAAAATGTTACCATCGCAAGCTCTCCAGTAGTCGAATTTATTGGAGTAAACGATTCAAGCATTCCGTCACTTAACTCCCAATATGGGTTACTGTCCGACTTTGCGCCCGAGCTTGGGTGGACAACCATTGAGAAACTGCCATTACTGAGCAGATCGTAAAGAGTCGCTTCAATAGAGCTGGAGCCGTAATCCAAATAAAGTTCTACGCTGCACGACCAGAAATTAAGTCCTGGAGTTTGTTTGTCGCCTGTGTCACCAAACGCTGTGCTAGTTAGCGCGTGTCGTCCTGCAGTAATTGCGCAAGTGTTGCCAGATGAACTTATGTCGACTGCACCGCCCGAGCCTGTCACTGTGATAACCGCGTTACTTAAAAAAGTCATATTTTCTCCTTGGTTGTAGTAATAGTTTTATCAGGTTTAATCGTGCTTAGTGTGGATATTGTTATGACGTTCTAGCTTCGAGCCCTACGCTCAGGTCGTAGCATGGAAATTCTTGACCGCCTACTTCAAGCGTGCTGGGTCGCCCCGACATTACAACTATTGTCGAGCCGAGCACTGTGGCAACTATTGACATAATCTGTCGAAGCACTGGGAGCCCTGCTGGACCAGAACCGACTACTTTTATTGGAAAGTCCATGCGAATTATGTTGCCGTTACCAGCTGCCGTCGTGAAACTTGGCGCTAAAAGAAACACGCAATTAGGCACGATCTTTGTCGGGTCGTTTATAACTCGCAAGCCTGAGACTGCTTCAAGTGTTTCAGTGAGATCGTCTAAAGCTTCGTTTAATAAATCTGTGTACGCCATTAGGCAACCGAAGGACGATTGATACCGAGTAACTGTTTCACTATTGGCGTGAGCGATTGCTGTGGGGCTTGTCCCATTGTGTCAAATGATGCAAACGCGTTCTCTAGTGAACCTCGACTACGCCAAATCGCTGCACCGTACATCAAAGTACCGAGAGTCACGTCACCGCCTGGAGACGTGTCTAACTGGTCGTAATAATTTGATTCCGAGCGCCTGCGAAAACAAAACGCGTTCGCTGCCAAAACTGACTGCTGTAGCAAAACGTAGTCGTCGGTTTCCTCGTCAATTTGTACCCCTAGATATGCGAGCAAGTCTGCGTCGGTTATCCAAGTGCAAAGCAGCTCCCAAGTGATCGTCCCTGCAGCTGGAGCGCGAACTACTGCGTCCCCAGTGCACATATACATAACTTGATTAGCTAGCGGAATGTTTGGGTCAAACATTGGAAAGCCAGAGTCGCTAGTGCCAATGTAATAATACTCTGGCAGATCGTAAACAATAAATTCGCCGTCAAATGCTCCGCCGACATCATCGACGGTAATGCTTTGACCTAATTCAAATTCGGCGTTCTCTAATGTTTGCAGAACTGCAAAGTTATTTGTTAACTGTTTGCTTTTTACGTTATAAATTGTCATGGCGGTAAAGCCCGCCCTAACTAACCGCGTTTAACGAATTTGGTTCCGTCAATCATCACGGACGCGAAGTAGCCCCGCCACGCTATTGTTCTGGAGAGCTGACTCGGATTCTCGATACTGAGGGCTCCCTTAGGGGTTTCCCAATTCTCGAAACCTGACGCGTCAGCAACGATCAAGTTACCTGCTGGCAAGAAACGATCTACAACTACTCGCAAACCGAAAGCCAGCGCGTCAGTGTTGCCTGGAGTTACTGAGCCGTAGGCGTTCATCGGTCCGACTGCTGGAAATAACGGTCTGCCCGAGTCGTCCACCAATCGTCCAAGCGCTGCGAAATACGCGGGAGTCATGATGAGATGAGTCGGTAGGTTTCCGTTTGAGTTTTCAAGAATTGTTACTGCTGCTTCGTAAACGAATGCAATCCAATCTGCTGGAGAGTCTGCGTCGGTAAGTGTTGCAGTTTGTGTAACACCTGCTGCAAGAGCGTCAGCTGCGACGTTGTCAGTTGTATTGGCATATACGCGAGCCATGTCGTCGAGGAGCGCGCCGAGGACCTCGGGCGAAGTCCAGTCGATTGAAGCTTCCGAAAGCGACACATAGCCACCGTAAATGCCCTTTGTAACTTGAATGTCGTCCACGATGAACTGACCTGCAGTAATCGTTGTGGATTGTGTAACCGAGCCTTGCGATACGTTCGTTGTTACTTTTGGACGAATGAACACTTTGCCAGATGTTGGCATAGCGCGAACTCCAATAGCGTCGACAATCGGACGCATGCCGACCAAATTATTATAAATTGGTGAGACGGTCGGTACAGGTAGCAAGCCGTCAAGAGTTGAAGTGTTTACGTCTGGAGCTGATGCTTTGATTCCGTCAACCATGCGAGCGAAAGTTTCTCCGCCTTGACATGCTGCAACGATGTACTCTGCAGCACTTGGCATGCGGAATTCTCGTTTTGGTTGAGCCCACAATTTTTCAACTGCGACTGCTGCTGCTTCGACTACTGGAGTTGTTTCTGTTGACATGATTATTTCCTTTGTTTCGTCCTGTGGATTATTTAACTCTATTTCGGGTTCTATTTGTGGGATACTCGCAGCGACATCAGTTATTACTGAACCGCTGAAAGCTGGCTGGCTGACTACCGAAAGCTCGTTGAACGTAGCCTGCTCGATAACCATTACGCCTAATTTGTTGTAACTAAATTTTTCTACGTTTACGCCAACTGAGACCTCGGAAAGCGTGCCGTCTGACATTAGCGTTAAAGCTGTATTTCCAAGCTCTGTTGCCGAGACTGTTGCACGAAACATTAAAGCGTCTCCGCTGTCAATTCTTTCCACCACTTGCCCAATTATTTGTGTCGGGTCGTGCTGGAGGTAAAGTTTCGGGTTACGTCCGTCAACTGGAAGCGAGCCTTTCATAAACATAACTTGCTCGCCTGATGAAACTACCGCGACCTGATTCCATTCAACTGCTACGCCACTGATTGAGCGCCTCGGAGATTCCCCAACCGAGGCTGCGTCAACCGTGATGAGATGCGAGGGACTAAATCTGATCATGATTCTGAGCCTACATTATTCATTCTGTCATTTTGTGGCATCTCTGGCATTGAGTCCCCGTCGATGAAATCGTCCAGGTCGAATTCAATATAAGTTCCGTTAGGTAGGACGTTGTTCATGCTGAGCGTCTGAGTAATGCACTCTCCAATTTGCTTAGCACCGAATGTCCACAAGTCCTGGCGCGCTTCGACGCTGTTCGTGTAAGCGTATGAGCCGACTGAGAGATTAAGCAAGTACGCGGGGACTCCGCACGCTCGCGAGAGTTCCATTGATTGAAATTCTGCCGAGTCTATTAAAAGCATTTTGTCTGGACTGGACGTGGTTTCCACATAATGAACCTCGGGCGAAAGCGCTGCAATTTGGTTAGTCATTCGAGCCTCTTGGAAAGCAGCTGCCAACTCTTGCAGATCAGAACTTGACATGCTCTCCGAGTTTGGTTGCACTTGCAAAATACCTGCAGCGATTGCCGACGACGCATTTCGATAACGCGCTTCCTCTAATTTGATTGCAGTATTTATTGTCCGTTGTGAAGCGTAAACGATACCCTCGTTACCTGACAAGAATTGCACTACGTCACTTGTCGGAATTTCTGCGCCGTTGAAATATAAATTGCTGGCTTGACTAAACCAAATGTTTTGAGTCTGGTCAGTGCTCGTAATCATGCTCGCTGGAAGTCGAGAAAACGACGCTGGAAACCCGTCAGCCGTCCTACTGCTGATATACCAGAAGGCTCTGCCGAAACTAAATAAATCCGCGCACGTCCACGAAAGCATAAAGTTGTTTGTCGTCGCTGGATTGATTCTGCGAAGCCAAGAACGTGGAGCGAGATAAACTTTTGTCATTTCCTCCTCGGTTTCGTTCCAGACTTCGTTATACATTCGCAAACACATTGAGCCGATAACGCTGCTAATCAGTCCGAGAGATCGTGAGTACGCTGGAACGCTCATAGCGCGATTAAATAATTCGCCTTGCGTATATGTGTAATAATCGCCGACCATAGCGCTCGAAGCACTACCGCCCGCTGCAGCTGCTACCGCTTTAGTTTTGTTTGTGCCGAATATGCTCATGCGCTAAGTATGCCACTGCACTGCGTAAGTGTGGTGAATAGGTGCTGGGCGCAACGGACCGAGAAAGCAGGTAACGCCCAGCCACCCAAACAGATATTAGCGTGAACCTACAACGATCATCGGTTTGCCACTTGAAGTCGGTTTGCTAGTAAGTGCTGCAGCCCAAACCATGCACCGCGCTAACTCGATAGGTCCTGGAGAGCGTTGAGAGCTGAGCGCGATACTGTTCTGCGACCTGACCGCTACCGCTCGCTGGACGTGCTCAGCAAACATTTCCTCGCCTGTATGCCACAACAATTTCTCGCCAATCATGGCGCGCACTCTTGGAGTGAACTTCAATATCTCGCCGTAGCCGACAACTATCCGCCGACGCTCTAACGCTGGAAGCCAGTGCAAGTCAATCGTCGGAGTTATCGCAAATTTGATGCTCGGATTCTTTGCTAGTTCTTGTGCGCGTAAAATCATTTCGTCGTAAGTGTCCACAACAAATTCCACGGTCGCCACTGTGCGCCGATCAGGTAGCACGACGCAACGTACCGCGAAATATCTGGAGTCATCAAGACTGGATTCGATAGCGACTGTTCCTCCGTCTGGCATTGTGTCGAGGTAGTGCAACTCCGACCAGATACCAGGCTGTATCCATGCTTTGTCACTAGCTACCCAGAGATTACAACTGGCTCGCAAGAACGAAGCTCGGTCGGGGTTTTCAGATTCGGCGATAATAGTTTTCAACGTCAAAGTTTTACCGAGTGCAGGGTTTGCGTAAGCCCACGCCTCTGGATTATCTAAAGGCGATAACTCTGGTGGTGGGCTCCACTCAGCAAAATAGAAACTAGAATTTTGTTTAGTGTCAATGGCTCGAAGTCCTTGCTCACGCCATTTAAGCATTGCGGTACTTGCCTCTGTACCGGCAGTAGACCACAGACTTAGCAGAGGATTCGGTTTAGCGCGTTGAGCTGGCAATAAACCTCCGTCAATTACTTCGCGTGAAATATCCCACATTTCGTCAGCGACAATTAAATCGCATGACATGCCGTGACCTACCGAATGATTAGCTGCTCTAAGAAACCATTTGGAGCCGTCGCGCATAGTCACCGAGTTACGCCCGTACGATCTCATCAAAGTAGCGTTAAAACGTTTCTCTAAAATCGGTGCCAAATTATCAAAGAGCATTACTGCAAGATCGAGTCTGTGCGCGGTACTTAATACCGTCTGTTTCAGTCCGCTGATCTTAGGCATCTCAGTAAGCCACCAACCGACAAGAGCCATTAACGCGACGGTCTTTCCGTTCTGTCTAGCTGTAGAAACTAGCGAAACTCTGTTGCAAAGATCACCGCTGGAGTCATAAAGCAGCTGCCCTTCAAGAACTCTTAACTGCCAAGCCATTAACTCAACTTCGAGATACTCCCTAGCAAATTCCCTAACACCGTCAACGTACGACCCAGCGTGATCGGGCAATACCGTTTCGAGTCTTGGCTGATCTCTGCCAGTTACCGCTAGTCCTGGCTGGTTTGGGTCATCGGGGATAATCCTGAGA